GGGTTGCTGCTGCAAAGGGAAAGTCAACGACTGGTGCCGGTGGACACGGGGAACCTCAAAGGAAGCGCATTCACGGAAGAGGAATGAGCGGAGCACTTGATCATTCGCCGGCCGATATTGTGGCTACCCTCCTGATCGCCTTGGGACTGGGCCAATCGCCCACCGAGAACACCCCCACCTGGCCGATTTTCGTTTCGCGTGAGCCCGATACGCCGGACAGTGTGATTACCGTCTACGATACGTCGGGGCGACTGCAGGGCCGGTTCCAGACCAGCGGGGAAGTTCAGGAGGCCTTCGGCATCCAGGTGCGCGTTCGCGATGCCAGTCACCAGGACGGTTATGCAAAAGCCCGGGCCATCGCCGTGGCCCTTGACGAATCGATCAGCCAGGAGAGCGTAACAGTAGATGCTGCCACCTATACGGTCGTCGATGTCGCGCGTACATCTGGTGTCTTTACCTTGGGCACAGAATCTCCCGAAAGCAAACGCAATATCTTTACCATCAATGCAGTGGCCAGCCTGCTGCAAACTTCTTAGCGGAAAAGGAGGCAATACATGCCTGTAACTCCAGCCACCCCCACAGCCAGGGCGACCCCGGGCGGCCTGGCGCAGATAAGTGGATTTCCCACACAGGTCACCATTGCGGCCGACACCGATATCGAATTCTGGGAAAAGGCAGTTACGCCTCCCGGTTACGACGGCGGTGAGCCCATCGACATTACGACCATGTTCAATACGGTCTATCGGACCAAGTCGCCGGGGAACCTGATTGAGGTCACTCCGATTTCGATCACCGCGGCGTGGGACCCGATTCTCTATACCAGCCTGCTGTCGGTCATCAACGTAAGTACGGTGATCACGGTCACTTTCCCTGACGGCAGTACGGTGGCCCTCTATGGCTACGTGCAGAAGGCAGAGCCGCAAGAGGTGTCCAAGGAAGACTCCGACCAGCCGGAGATTGCAATCACGATTCAACCTACCTCGTGGGATGGCCTCGGCTTTGAGGCTGCTCCCGTAGTCGCTGAAGTGTCTGGTACGCCGTAAGCCGTGTGAGGCCGGCGTGAATACCCTATCGAAAAGGAGTGAGATTGATGTTGGCTGAAAGAGCCTCGATGGCGGCCGAAACAATGCGGTTTGACACCCTTGACCCGATTGAGATCTCCGTGGTTATCGGTGGTGTGTCGTACGTGTTGCGGGAGGCATCCGCAAAAGCGGGGGCCGCCTATCGTAATGCCAGGTTCGCGGGAATCAACTTCAGCGAGGACGGGGCGGCCGGCAGTCCGCGTCTTGGCGACCGCGACCCCCTTTTGGTGTCTTTGTGCCTGTTTCACGAGGACGGCAAGCCCGTGGGCCTGGAGGCGGTCCTGGCGTGGCCTGACCGCATCGTGTTGCCCTTGGCTGAGAAGATTCGCCAGATCAGTGAATTGGATGGCGATGCAGAAGAGGCTGTGCCGAAATCGGCAAAAAACGCGCCCGATACCTCGCCGGCTGGCTCCGTTTAGCCAGCCGGCTGGGTATGCCTTTGCGCGAGTGCATGGAATCGCATACGCACCGGGAGTATTTGACATGGCAAGCGTTCTTCGAAGACGAGTGGGAACGCCCCAGCCGCACAGACAACTACCTCATGCAGATTGCCGCTGAGGTAAGGCGGGTTCTTAGCAAGAGGCCCGAGAATATCAAGATCAAGCATTTTCGTTTGACGTTCGGCTCGCGAGAGAAAAGTAAGGCTCCCCTGACGAGAGAACAGGCCACAGCCGCCAGTCAGGCCAAGTGGCTTGGGGCATTGGGGATGCTGAAGAGAATGACCACCGGGAAGAAAAAGAAGTAGCTCGACTTTCCATGGCGGCGAAAGAAACCGAAATAGAACGTCTTGTGGTGCGACTTGTGGGCGATGCCCGGAAGTACCAGGAGATGCTCAAGGAGGCTGCCAGTGGGGCGGAGAAGCTGCGTGCGGTGGCTGCTGCCGAAAGGGAGCACAATAAGGTGATGCAGGCCGGGGCGGCGGTGACCCGGTCGGTGGAGACCGCCACCGAGAAGTATCAGCGAGAAGTCGCCGAACTTAACGAGTTGCTCAAGAAAGAGGCCATCAGCCAGCAGACCTACAACCGTGCTGTCAAGGAGGCGCACGCGGCCTTGCCTGCAGTTGTGGGGAGGATAGAGAAGTTTGCTCGCGGTGTGCAGACCGCGGGGGCAAATTTGCGCAGTGCGGGCCGCAATATGTCTCTCTATTTGACTGCCCCCCTGGTGGGCCTCGGTGCTTTTTCCGTTCGCGAGTTCTCTCGGTTTGATGAGGCGATGACCGGCAGTCTGGCTATCATGCAGACTACGGAGCGGCAATCCCGTCGCATGCGTCAAGAGGTTCTGGACCTGTCTACCAGTGGGGCAATTCAGACGCCCACAGAATTGGGTAAGTCCTATTTCTATCTGGCATCTGCCGGCAAAAACGTCCAGCAATCTTTGGCGCTCTTGTCCCCGATGGCTCGTTTCGCGACGGCGGGTAAATTTGACATGGCATTGGCCACAGACCTGCTTACCGATGCGCAGAGTGCATTGGGGCTCTCCACAAAAAATGTGGCCGTCGATATGCGCAATGCGATCCGTCTGGGAGACGCGATGGCAAAGGCGAATACCCTAGCCAACGCCTCGATAGAGCAGTTTTCCGAATCGTTGACCACCAAGGCCGGGGCGGCCCTAAAGGCCTTCAACAAGGACGCTGAGGAAGGCCTGGCCGTCCTGGCCGCCATGGCGGATCAAGGTATCAAGGGCCGGCTGGCCGGTGAGCAGCTCGACCGCATTATTCGGCTGCTTTCGCAGACCGCGAGAGAGAACGCCGATGTCCATCGCGAGTTGGGCTTTCGGGTCTTCGATGAAGCCGGAGAAATGCGAAACCTTGGCGACATCGTAATCAACCTGGAAGACATCCTGCGCGGAATGTCTTCTCAGATGAAAACAAATACGCTCGACGCCCTGGGGTTCGAGGCCCGTATTCAACAGGCAATTTTGCCCTTGATCGGCACCGGCAACGCGATCAGGCATTACGAATCGCAACTGCGTAAAGCGGGCGGCACGACTCGGGAGGTGTCCGACAAGCAATTGCGGTCCTTTGCTTCGCAGACCAAACAGGTCTTGAATCACATACGAGTGTTGGCATCGGAAATAGGTGGCACACTGGCCCCGGCAATCGCCGGTATGGGAGGGACATTACAGGAGGCCATCGGCTGGTGGCGGCGGCAAAGTCAGGGTGTCAAGACCACTGTTGTGGTGATCGGCTCGTTAGTGGCTGTGTTGGGGCCCTTGTCAGTCGGTCTTGGTGTCGTGCTGGGTGCTTTGGGACCGTTGATCGTGACCGTCAAGGCCTTGGCTGCCAGTGCGGTGGTGGCCAAGGTGGCCATGGTAGCTTTGCCCCTGGCTGTAGTCGGGGTCGCCTTTGTGGCCCTGAAGGCCTCGGTGGCCGCCGCCAACGCAGAACTCAAAGTAACCGCGGAGAGGTTGGCCGACACGCGAGAAAACAGTTTGCGAGTGATTGCCGCATTGAAAGGGCAGCGGAGGGAAGAGGAGCTAAACAGGCGCACGACAGCCGCCGTTGCCGCGGTCAAGCATGCCAGGGGGCGATTGCGGCAAGAGGAACAGTCGCAGGGGATGCTGGCCGGCATCGGGAAACTCGCGGGGATCGATTCCGCCGATCCTTACCGGCAGCAATTGGCGGAGGCAGAGAAGCACTTGCGGGATTTGTGGGAGCTTCGCAAATCGCTCCGAGAGGAAGAAGAGGCGGAAGCGGAAGCCAAGGAACAGGCCCGCTGGCAGGCTACGCAAAATCGCGTCAATGCCGCCCTGGATGCCCGTGCCGCCAAGGTCAAGCAGATAACCGAAGGGCTGCGGGAAGAGATCCGTGGTCTCCAGGGCGAAGGCTCCCTGGATCTCGGGGCCCTGGCCCGGGAGGGCGTTGGCTTGCGGGATATCCGCGAGCTTCGGGCCCTCAAGCAGGAGCGGGACGCCTTGGCGGCGAAGCAAGACGCCATGCAGAGGGGGGCCTCTATTATGGAACAGTATTTGTCGCCGTTGGAACGCTTGCGTCGCAAGGAAGCCGACCTGCTGGACTTGTGGAAGAAGCAAGCCATCACCCGCCAGGTCCACGACAGGGCGGTCAGTGCAGCCAGGAAGGAATACAACGAGAGAATAAAGGGGGTCAACGGGGAGAGTGCGGCGATCGCAAAGGCCAACCGCCTGATAGAGCAAGCACAAGGGCCGCAGCGAACATACGTCAATCGCATCAAGGAATTGATCCGCCTCCGCACGCTGTCCAAAGAAGAGGGGGGCATCGATCAGGCCACGTATCTCTGGCACACGCGGCGAGCGGGCGAGCAGTTGCAGCAGCAGAGGATTGGTGAACAACGTTTCGATACGGGGAGAGAGGCCGTCGAAAGCGGCACGGTGCAGGCGGCTTTACTAGTCCAGGAATCGAGATACGGAAAGATGAAGCCGTTGGAAAGTATCGACAACGGCATCAAGGAATTGATCAGAGTAGCGCGCAAAGAGCTGGAAAAAGAAGACAGACAAATGATCCACGTACGCGAAGCGGGGCTGTAGGGTAAAAAGACTATGGGCGCATCTGTGGTGACAACTGGTAGCGGGGCTTTAGCACCTACTGAGTGGTCGTTGAGCATAGATGACGACGGGCACCGCACATATTCCGTTACCCTCCTGGTCAAGGCCGATACGTTCGTTGAGGGGCCGCTTGCCGTGTCCCAGGCAACCGGCATGCCGGTCATCGGCACCGCTTACAGCGTGGGCGGTGAGAGCGATTCCTATGCCCTGCGGACGGCATTTTTGGAGACCAAGGTACACAAACAGACGGACTCCAGCAAAAACTACTACTGGGACGCGAAAATCAAGTACACAACCCGTCCCTTCGAGCGGTGCCCGGATGACGCCACGGGTAATCCGTTGCTGGAGCCCGCCAAAATCAGCGGCGGATTCAACAAGTACACAGAGGAGGTGACCACCGACCGTCATGGGCAGCGGCTGTTGTTCAGTAATTTGCAGATCCCCCATGGTCCGCAAGTGGAGTTCGACCGTGGCCGTGCTGCGGTACGGGTTGTGCAAAATCAGCAAACGCTGGGCCTGGCCGCTTTAGTGGCCATGGTCGATACTGTGAACGATGCTGCGATGTGGGGGTTTTCGCCCCGTTGTGTCAAGCTCTCCAATGCGACCTGGGAACGGATCATTCAAACCACCGGCGATTGTGTGTACTACTACCGTGTTACCTACGACTTCGAGACGGATTACGATACCTTCGATCGCGATCTCGTGCAGGCGGGAACGATGGTCCTTTCCGGCAAATATGCTACGTCGGGAGCCAACGAGGGGAGCTGGATAGATGTGCAGGTCAAGGAGAACGGCACGCTGCAAGACCCCGATCCCACCAACCCCCGGCATTTCATTCGCTATCGGGACCGACACGGCAATTACGGGCGGACCCTGTTGGACCTGGAGGGGCGACCGCACGATGACGCCGACAGTCCACATGAACTAGAAGTGGAATACTACTCCGAGTCGAATTTCGCGCTGCTGGGATTCGACACGGGGGCGTTTTGATAGCTCGACAGACAGAGAGTACGATTCATGTCCAATGAAGCACTCGTGCGTTCAAGCCTGCAAATCAAGAAAGGCGAACTGGACCACAGTACTCGGCCGTCGTCTTTCCGTGCCGATGTGGCCGGTGATGGTGGTCCTACACCCGGACAGATTACCTGCACCACCACTGGCACCAATGTAGATCTCAGTGTGCTCGCCACCCCCGGGTTGTGTCGTATCCAGAATCTCGATGGCACCAACTTTGTTACGGTTGGCATTTGGGATCCGGAAACCGAGGTCTTTTATCCTCTGTTGGAATTGCTTGCCGGCGAAAGCTATGCCTTGCGGCTGTCTCGCGATCTGGCGTGGGAATTCGCTACAGGAACAGGGACCATCGGTCCGGAAACAAACACCCTTCGCATCAAGGCGGATACCGCGAGTTGTGATGTCCTGGTCGAGGCGTTCGAGGCATGACGAATTGATTTACGGTGTAAACAAACTGGGAGCGAGAAAGTGGATACCCCAGCGGGCATTCCCGACAGGCTGACGATTGTTGAAACGATCACCTTTCAGCAGGCGGGGCAGGGGGCCGCCTGTGCAGACTTTCGCTACGCCCGCCACATACAACAGTCTGAATCGCCCCACGAACAGCGTTTGACTGCGGATTCCCAATGGAAGTCGTTGCCCACGGGCGACGTGCAAAAAGTGGGAATGCTCGTGGTGGTGAATTGCGCTCCGGCATCCAAGACGAACAAGGTGCTGGAGATCTGCAACCGCGATTGCTTCCCCTGGGTGATTCCCGCCGGGGAACATTTTCGCGGCAATCCCCAGCGAGCGGAAGACCTGTTGATCCGTTGTCGTGATGGCGAGTGTCCCTGTACTGTCCATGTTTTCCCGCTTTAATCGAGCAGGGCGGTTTGTCGTATGAGCGATCTATATTTCCTCTCGGAAACAGACCTGATAGTCTTGCGAGAAGTGATTGATTGGGCCAAAAACACCAGGCTCAATCCACTCGTGCCACGAACACGGTTCGGCCAGGCGGAACCGGAAGACGACCTGCAGAGCCCCGATGTCTATCTGGCCAAAGTGGCGACCGGCGGCTTGCCGGCAATGGAGGAGGCCGGAACCGCACCCGGCGATGATTACGACCAACCGGGGGTGGGGGCGTGTGACATTTATGCCATCGACGACGACGAGCTGGGCACCGGCGGGACACCCGAATTGCAGCCGGTCGCCAATTTATCGGTCACCGTCTACAACCTCTCGTGCGAGACCATAGAGGCCGGTCGCTGGGTGACCATACAGCGGACCGCTTTCGGCAAGTGGGTCATGACCTCTGGTCAGAAACAGGCCCGCTGGATTGAATTCCAGGTGAACGACGGCAGTGGGTTCAGTGTTAGCGATTCGTCCGTGTCGGTCGACGGCGTGGTGTATCACGACGGTTATGAGCCGGCCACGGCGGTAACAACGGTTTACAACAAGGAAGCAGACGGGACCGCGTATCTTTTCAGCGGCGACGACGATGCCGAGGGGGTGGCCCTATATTCGCCGAAGGACCAGAAGTATTACATCGTTCAGATGGAGTGTTGAGCGTGTTTTTTGGCAGTCGTAAAAACAGGACGCCGTGGGAGAAACTCAGTAGTGGGATCTATGTGCCGCCGCTGTTGAACTTCTCCCGTTGGTATCCGTGTCCCGATTGCTGCGATACGGGGACGGGGACGGGGACGGGGGAAAGCGATTGTCCTTATTGCACGGGAAGTGTTTTGCCAGAAGAATTTGAGGTTGTGATTGCGGGCGTTACAAATTCAGTGTGTGCTGATTGTCTTGCTGTACTCAATGGTACTTTTGTTGTTTCTTATCTGTACTATGGCGAAATGTGGTGGTATCAGTTTGGTAAAACGCTCTGGGGGTGTCAATGGATATATGAAAGTGAGGACGACTATTGCGGAACCCCCGGCGATCTTCGGTTAACTCTTTTTTACGACAACCCAAATTACATCCTGGAGGCCCTTTTTGGCACCCACTGGACAGACTGGACTGCTTGGCAAGTTTCCTTTGGGAGCTCTGCGCCTGATTGCAGTTCTTTCGATGATCTCAGTTTGTCTCCAGCGGGGGCCACGTACTACTGCAACAATGCCAGCTCTACTTGTGCAGTAAGTGCAGTTTGACCGGGCCCAAGACAGTGTGTTTGCGAACAAGATGTCTCAATGCGTATTCGAGAAAACGGCCAATGGCATCTGTCGTTGCGTCAATTGCGGCTACGAGATAACAACCGACCAGCCCCCAGAAAGAGTACATCGCAATTGCGATAATTCGCCTAGCCGCGGTCTGGGCGACACCGTCGCCAAGATCACCAAGGTTTTCGGCATCAAGCCCTGTGGCGGATGCAAGAAGCGGCAAAGGCTGCTCAACGAAATGGTCCCTTACAAACAAAAACGGAAGTAGAAGCAGAAACAGAAACAGTGAAACGGACTCGTTGGGCATACGGTGTAACTACAGTTCCGCAACGCAAGGACGATTTGCTGCCGCGGACGCTGGACTCATTGGCCAAGGCCGGGTTCGACAGGCCTCGGTTGTTCATTGACGGCGCGCCCTGCGATCATGCTTACGATCACTTTGGCCTGGAGACGACTACGCACTACCCCTGCATACAAACGTTCGGTAATTGGGTGTTGTCGCTGTGGGAACTCTATTTGCGAAGTCCGCAATACGAGAGATATGCCATCTTCCAAGACGACTTTGTCACCTATCGCAACCTGCGAGAGTATCTTGACTCGTGCGAGTTTCCCGT